ACAACATCATCAAGACGATGATGTCTGCCCCCAATGATGGGGAAAACTTACAGCTTCGTTGTTTTTCAACAACGGTGAGCTATAAGAAAATTGTCACAGGACGTGACTACCGCCTCCATAGAGATTAGTATAATAGTTTACAGCAAACATTGCCTCGACTTTTCTGGTGTGAACCAGAGAAGCGATGCGAGTGCTGCACTCTTTATCTATCCGATCATTTACCACAGAAGAAGGAACTTCTTGCGGGAAAATGGCCGTATCTATGAGAGAAGGAGCATAACGTTTAACACGTAGTCGCTCCTTTGACCCTATATCAGTTATGCGGTCCCAAACAACCGGACGAGAAGCATAAGGATTAGAAGTCTCACTATAGGTAACACTCTCACGAGAGTACCGAAAGCGAAACGAATCCAACGCTTCATGTTCTGGGTTGTACTGGAACCAACGTAAAATAGCCCTAGTCCCGTTAATCTTTTTCGTAGGGGTGACCCAACGGAGAGAGAAACGAGGATTTTCGGGGCTAACGACTTCAGAAACAGACGACAAGTCTTGACCACCGAGAAACTCGGGAGGACAGAATTGACGACGTAACTGAAGCCATAACTGATAAACCGATGGATCACACCAACCATCGTCATCTGATGCCCAGCGCCGCAAGGCGTTGAGTAACCAGATGATTCTGTCTGGCGAATCTATAGGTTTTCGTATGTAGAACGGTTTGACATCATGACCATTATAATAATGGCCTCCACAGGACTCCCGAAAGGGACCCTCGTGGAAACTTTTCTTTTCATTTACAGTAAAACCAACACCAATCAAGGTTTGGCATACTGCATGATAATGAGAAGAAGGGCAAATGATATCATCACCGTAGACACTCACGTGGGTAGCTCTATATCGGACTGACGTATTGTCAACACGATTCTCATTTTTAATTGTGGCACAAGTTAGTGCCCAAAATATTAATGATTCGAGCTCGAAGGTATATCCGTTGCCCATCGTACTATGTTTCTCCCAAACGACATCACTGCCGTCGGGAAGCAAACCCTTAGGGGATCGAAGATCATCTAAGAGTTTTACCCAACAAGTGGGTAGTAGTTCGAATACGCAACGTTGTGAAATACTGTCACTAGCCGACTTAAGGTCGATAGTGGCGAGGTGTCCC